TTCTGCGCTTTCAAAATTGCAGTGATTTCATCATAGACGCCGTTCTTTTTGATTGAACCGCCGCCGTAAGCGAGCATTACCGTCTCGCCGTATTTTTTCAAAAGACAGCCGAGATATTCTTTCACGCCGCCTTTTCCAAAGTAGACCTTCGTTTTGTTTTCAAATATAAAGTTGTTCATATAAATTCCTCCTTAACCCTTAGTATTAAACTTTCGTTTTCTAGCTTCGTTTAACTTATGGTTACGATTTATTAGTTCTTGTCTACTCATCTTTTCAGGAGGAGTAGTTTCTCTACTGCAAACTCTTATTAATGCAAGTAAACGATTAAGATGCCATTTCTCACATTCAAAAGGAATATTAAAACTTAACATCCAATAATATATAAGTTCTGCAGTTACAGGTTTATTATTTGCTGATCCTTTTTTCTGATCATAAAATTTTGAAGCTGTCATTGGTAAATCTATATATCGGTTTACTTGTTCTATATGATCAACTGTCAAAAAATTATATATCATAGGATCAACTTTATTTACAGTCATGTATTTTATGTAATCTAATGTCTGTTCATAAGTTTTATCTTCTTTACTTAAAAAAGGAACACACCATCTAGATTCCCATTTTGAAAGGGAGAGAAGGGAATGCTCTAAATGTAATGTAGTTTCTTTTGAATACGCGAATTCGTTTCTTCTACTATCCCAAAGTTCTGTTGCTGGAATTAAAATATCGAGCATTGTCATCTCTCCTTGTTATTTTCTTAGTTATTTGATGGTAGGGCCGGTGATTCTGTTGTAGGAACTTTAGGCATAATACCATTAACAAAATCAGCTGCTGCTTTATCGTTGGTCGCTAATTCCATAAACAACTCCGAATAAGCATTTGTCCGGGAAAATGCCTCTGAAATCTCGGGAGACTTATCAAAACGCTTACCATCTAAACTCTTAATACCATATGATTTAAGAATAAGCTCTTTAACAACTTTAATAATAGCAGCCATATCTCGAGCATCGATGATTCTCTGGAGCATCTCAGAAAAACTTCCAGTCGTTCCCATTTCCATCTCCATTACTTCAGCCTGCGTTAAGTTGAAATAGTAAGTTTCAGTTGTTGTTATACCATTAAAATCGGTACTTGTAATTTCTTTCTTTAACATAATATTATTCTCCTTTCATTTTTAGGAAGTCGCCAGCTTACCTGAATACGACTCCCCGTACATTAAATATTAACCATTAACGCCAAATATTAGCCTTCAGCATCAGCTTTCAGCATCTCAGCAATCTCATCCGGTAATGGTAAACGAGGATCGACACCATCATTTCCGTCAGTGGTAGTAGGATCCTTTCCGTATAATACTTCCTCCAACTTAGCCAGCTTAGTAGCATCTACGGTCGTTGAATTGATAGTAAGGGATGCTGTTGGCTTAGCTCCGGTAACTTTTACTGGGGTAGTAGATAATGACCAAGAGAATTCAATAGCATCCGGTGAATCGTTCTTAGTCTGATAAGCCTTCTCAGAAGGAGCAGCGAGTGCACCATAAATGATATGTAACTTATAACCGTGATCGTCAAGCTCAGTATCATTACCTAATACTGTCTTATAGCACATACCAAATACACTTCTTATCTGCTGACCAACTACCACACCAGGAGCAATCTCCTTGTATCCATCACATGGCTCGAATTCCTTCGGGTATGTATATGCATTAACTGTGGCAGCAAATTCCTCAGTAGAAAGAAGATTCAAATACTTAATATCATCTGCGTAAAGCGGTGATGGTTCAGCACCAGAAGGGCTTTCTGTAACGTTAGTCAAACCATTCCAAGCTACACCCTTAGGATATACACCTGCAGAATTTCTAACATATAATACACCCTGCTTGACACCTGTCTCATATGTACGTTCACCATCAACGTCCCATGTTAATTTAGACATTTTTTGTCCTCCTTTTAAAAATATAATGTTAATACATCATGATGAAGATCATTACTTACATAATGCTCATCCCAGTTACACATCGGTAAATTCAATAATTTACTGATTACTGAATTATCTGGAGATGTACTTATCACGATCAATTTGTAGCAATTTGTGACCAGATATTTTTTATCGTCTGCATGTTTAGTATCTGGTCTTTTCCTGGAATATCGTATTGCAGGATATTCCATCTTAAGGTTTTCGGGGGGTTGATAATACACATGTCTTACCCCGAGTAACTCTTCTAACTTACTCTGTAGCGCTAGGCGCGTTGCCATTATAAACACCCCCCAAAGTTAATTTAAGTCTTGGGTATTTAACTTCAATATCTGTAACTTTCCATTTAGTACCCATAACTTCAGCATAAGTAATATAAGAGCAATTCTGAATGACAAATGGATCGGAAATGATACTTATAATACTAGAAAAACTAATATTATCATTAACTCCAGCATCAGAATTTTGACGTCTTCGTCTATCTGATATTACATCAAAGCAATAGGTCTTCTCAATTATTTGAGGTTCCCATATCCCAGCTTCGGTTTCTGAAGTTATGGAGTATCCTATTTTTCCGACCATTTTTGCCATTTTGAATTTTCCTCCTTATTAGTCTGCTACCGCAACTAATCCGGCAATATCTGCCATAGTGGTAGTTGTAGTATCTGGTGTTACATACCAAACTGTAGCAGCACCTTCCGAAACTGTTAATTTAACCGGGATAAAGATCTCTTCACCGATAACGATCAAAGCTCTCTTTAAGAAAGCTTCCTTAAGTTCACTAGTCTTTAACTGCTTAGTTCCTGCAGCATCAGCATAAGCTTTTGTATCATTGCTCTTACCATAAACGTATACCGCGCTTACATTCTTATCCTTTGCGTCGTCGAATAATTTCTCCATTATATAATACCTCCGTTTAAGAATTAGCCTTCAATTGTCGGATCTTCAGGTTCATCACTAGTAGTTGATGTTCCAGATCTAAGAACAATAGCTGAGAAAGGCTTTACTAATGCACCTGAGCATCTTGTCTCGATAAGGTACTTCTGCTGATTGTAATCGATATCGAAATCGTCGAACATATTGACTGCTCCACCCTTGTCAGCGCCAACATTGTAATCGGCAATATTAACAATAACACCGTATACATCCTTACTGTCCTTATCCTTAAGATTCTCCATTACTGGAACAGTTACGATCTCTTTAACTCGAAGTGCTGTTGCTAACTCTGCCTCGGTCTTGTACAATCTGTGACCAAGGGTATCTTCAAGTAATAAAGCATTAGTCAGGATATCTTCTGTTGTGAACAGAGCTGGAGAACCAGATCCCTTGTAATTCTTTCGTGCCTTAATAGCAGCCTTGATGAAGTTCTTGGTCTTCTCATCATCAGTTGAGCCTGACACACTCCATCTGATTACAAACAGATCACTGTCGTTAAGAATAGGTCTAATATTCTGTTCATTAATCTTGTCATCTGATGAAGCAAGACGGCCATCGCCAACTAAGATAGCACGGGCAATCTCCTCGTCTAACATAATACGCATTTCAGATTTCAGCCATGCAATTACATCAAAATCTGTAATATCAACTACATCATCACGATCCATCTTCTGCTTCTTATAGATGGTTGTAGGTGTGGTAGTTCTCTTCAGAAGGCTGAATACCTCTTCCTTCTTCAGTTTACCCTTGATGTAACCCTTAGCACGAGCCTCATCCTCTGTGATATCTGCAAATACAGACTTAATTCGGCTGAACGGTGTATGATGAACACCATTCATAATCTTAGACACCCATGTATTATTTCTCTGAATAAACTCAGGAGTAGGTGTTGTTGTCTTTGCATCCGGGAACAGATAATCGATCTGCTGAATGCCGTACTCATCCGCGTGTGCTAAAAAGCTTTCTTTCAGAGTACCATAACGCTTACCATCGTTAATAATGGTTTCCATGTCAGCATGGCTTAATACACCATCCTGTTCCATCTCATCATTATCAAATACATTGTGCTTCATATCTGGATTCTCCTCCTTATTATTTGAATTATCGGATTCCTTTTCTTCTAAGGCACTTCCGATTAAAGCATAAACAACGGTTTTCTGCTTTTCTGTTAATGTGTTAAATACATCAGCTACTGTCTCTTCATCAGATGAATTGTCAGCCTGTGTATTTGTGTTTTCAGTTGCCATTTCAGAATCTCCTTTCTTTTCATCTTTTCTAGAATCGTCTGAATGATAAAGTGACAAAGGTTCACCAGTGTAGATGATAGCCTCTTCATCTGACTCTTCACCATGCATCATGACACTATCGATAGAAGCACCTGGATTAGCGCCAGCCAATACAAGGCTTACTTCTCGAATGTTTCCATGAATAACATTTGACATTTTTTCTTTGAGATGATTTGCGTAGATTGACAACGCATCAACATCTCCATGCTGAACAAGAAGTTTTGCAGTCTGCCCAGTTTCAGTATCATTGAACTTACAGTACGCATAAACTCCGTCATTACGATTCTCTAACAATGCATGTCCAAGAACTTTATCAGGATCATTATGTAAATGATTCCAAACAAGAGGTACTGTCTGACCATCATTATCTTTGAATGCGTCTCTCATGATTGTGCGACCATCCGAGCATCTAAGATTTGCTTTAGTGGCCCAACCACTGAAATCATAATCCATTTTGAATTCCTCCTTCAAGATTTTCATCAGGTGTAGAATAATCCTCGCCTTCGTTAGCATGATTAATATTGCTGTTAACTAACTGATCTGCTTTTGGATCCTCTGAAGGCTTTAATCCAACAACCTGTCTGATTTCATTCGAGGTCATGATCTCATTCCGAGTAAATTTATCTGCAATATCAGCAATCTGATTAACAGGTACTAATTTAAACGGATCTCTGAATGCCATGATAGACTGACCTCTTGATCTAGCTGTACGGCTCAGAAATTTTCTGTTTATCTCATCAGTAATAGCAGAAACTATCGGTTCTATTGACCGATTGTAGTAATTTAACAAGGTCTGATCATTAGCAGTACCGTCGAGTATTCCTTGAGTAATGCCCAATTGACTGTAAAAAAGATCTGTTAAATATTCAACCTGTTTCATAAGATTATTATCTAATGAACGATTAAGCTGGGTTATACGCTCAGTACTATCAGCATAAGCAATACCATACTTTGATCCTGTCAACTGATTTTCAATATCTTTTCGTCGTTCTTCTGCCTGTTTTTTCTTTAGATCTGACTTAATAGTATATGGTAACTGAATAATAAGGTCTAATTTTCCAGATGCCGTTTGTTCATCTGTCACATCCAGTAAACTCAGTTTTCTTATTAATCGTTGCAGTGTTGAGTTCGGTGCATTCATAACCGAATACAATGGATTTTCAACTATTCCGACATGAGATTTTTTAAGAAGAACGTCTTCCTTTTTACCAGTTCGATCGTTATAAATCCTTACCTTTACATTTTCGGGATGCCATTCCAATATTTTACCAGTTCTTAATGTTAAAACATCATAAGATTCTGTAACATTAGGATTTGCAGTGGTGTCAACCGGTACCATGGCAACACATCCTTCATCAAACATAGACATAACCAAATCTTGTAAAAAGGCTCTTCCTGTCTGATCAATATTGGAAGATAAACTTAAACAATTATTCAAACCAGAATCGATTGTTTCTTGATATCGACCACTGTCATCTAATTTACAATGAACAAAGCTTATCGCTGACACATCAAGTGCAATTCGATTATATACTGATGCTGCAATTGATCTTTCATTACCCCTCGTCAATACTAATCGATCCGGACGATAATAATATGTATTTCCAGAAGAATAATTTGAGGTGGGGTCTCTGTTCATAAAAGCATTCCAAGCATGTTTGAGCCTGGAGCCAATTGTATTTTCCATTTTGAATTTTCCTCCTTATTTCAAATATGTCGATACTTTCTTTCTTACATAATCACTGCATTCAGAAAAACTTTTAGAACCTTGTTTAGAAATATACCCAACAGTATTTGCAGGTATCTCTCTAAGTATCCGTTCAGCGTTGTAACGTTTATAAAGTTTATCAACGGTAGAAGGATTTGCTTGTGATACGGATTGAAGAACGACTGAATCGGTATCAAATACTATCATCGGTCTCTTAGCATGATAACTAGAATATTCTTTATCGTTATAATCAAGAAGAGCATTATAACCCTTCTTTTTAAGTTCTGAATAAAATCGATCTTGTGCTGCTATCTCCTGAGGGTTATGGTTAACTAAAGATAAATTTAAAGCCTTATAAATAGTTATCTTATCAGATGATGATAAACGGTCTGGACTTTTAGTCAAGGCTTTCTGCGCTTGATTGAATAGTAGCTGCTGTGTAGGTCGTCTCATCTTTTCTTTAGAATCAACGATAGATTCCTCTACATTTTTCTTAAACTCTTTATCTTTTAAAAGATTAGCAGTTATATGACTAGCATTCTCATCAGATGGAATACGTAATTTCTTTGTAGAAGTTAGTTTTAACTGATAAACTTTTGTATTGTTAGCTAATTCTCTAGCTTCCTTTGCTAATTTAAAGTCTTCTTCATTTCCAGTAGCATTGGCTGTTCTTTCTAACTTTTTAGCATTATAACTAGCTCGGTCCATTAGATTTTTTCCAAACAAGCCCATATACTCATTGACATCGTGTTGCATAAAAAGCAAACTTCTCAAAATTTTCAGATGTTTGTATTCTGGAGAAAGTAGTACCTTTCTTCAAATAACCATCAACATATTGTTTTCCCGTTAATTTTGTTTTTACTTGACCAGATACTTCTGAAAATTTCAATGCCATTATGTCATTTGTATTATTGGAATATCGTTTCTTTCCTGCGGGTGTAAGTGATCCATCACTAAATTGATATCTTCTGACTCCCCATTTCTGGCCTTTTATGCCGTGATGATAGAGTTCGTTTTTTTTTTGTATCCATTGTGATCACCCTGCCTTTGATTGTTGATAAGCATTTACTATCTGTTTACCAATTTTAACAGCAGTTCGTATGTTCTTTGCAGCATTATAAGTGGTATTGAAGATATTATTCGCGGTTTGTACGTACTTTAAGCCTCGATCCAATGTACTAGGTTGAAGCGATGTATACTGTCTTTCCAAATTAAGTCTTTCATTAAGTTTTCTTAATTCAGCATTGGTCATTTGATGAATGCTCTTTTTTCTTAATGTAGATGTTTCTTTTGCATCTTCACTCCAGGTATCATAAGAATTTTTTCGTTTCTTACCTTCAGCAGTGAGACTGCCGTCTGAGTTCTGATATCTTCTGACTCCCCATTTCTGGCCTTTTATGCCGTGATGATAGAGTTCGTGTAAATTAATCCTGTCACTATCCATGATATCACCACCCTTTAATGTCTTCCGGTCATACGACTAACATAAGCCTGACCCTTGACTGCTGCCTTTCTAACCCTAGGTTGTTTCCACCCTATGCTAACATCTAAATATCCATCTTTTGCACTATATTCTCCGGATACAGTAAGATTACCAACTTTCTTATTAATATCTCGATAATCATTTCCTCCGGATCGGTTACCACCTGTAGTGATACCTACATACCTACCTAAAGAATTACTTCTTCCCGAAGATACAGTTGTATATCTGCCAGTTTTGGAATTCTCAACAGTAGTATTGTTCTGATTATTTTGTCCATTGTTAAATCCACTTCTAGAAACATTGTAATAATATCGCCAACGGCCATTCTTCCAATCTTTCTTTATGTACTTATGACTATTTGAACTCAGATCTGCTCACCTCCATTTTGAATTTTATTCTCTGCTTCAATGTACTGACGCCATTCAAACTCGCTTATTATCTTATTCATGGAATCAATAAGACCAGAACTTTCTGGGGGATCAAACAATAATCTGACTCGCATGTAAATGTATGACTTTACTGATTCTAGATTATCATCTTCAGACAAAAAATCACCCCAAACAGACGTTGAATCCTTTATGGTAAACGGTTTACTTGGTCCAACGCCCAACTGATTTAAAACCATAAAAATCGAATTTATGTGAATAATAATGTCAGTATCAAAGTGATCATAGTCTTCAGGAACTCCGAGAAGTTTTTTAATATCGTTTAAGATACTATTATCCATAATTTACATCAGTACAATGAAAGATTTCATACAATATCCTTCAAGACCCTTGCCTGTGGTTACTTTGTAAAATTTATCTGTAGATTCTGAATTACTAATCTTAACAGTCTCATCATTAACGATTTCGTCCAATATTTCAGCTTCAATAGAGGGTTCTTTTCTAACACGAAGTCTTGTGCAGGCAACCCGTCCATAACTGATAGACTTTTTAACCACTTCTGGCGTAATTGCTTCTTTCGAAATCGAATCCTCTTCTGGCGTAATCGTTTCTTCTACAGGAATTACATCTTCAATTTCTACTTTTTCTCCTTCAGGAGTAGCTACTGTTTTTGTTGTGTACATAGTTTGTCTTGACATGTTTATACCTCCTAATTATTATTTGCATTTAGATTACGATTGATAACTTCTCGGTAATGTTTATTTTTTGTATACTTTCCAAGAGGAGCATTCATAATTTCGTTATGTGCATCAGTCCAAGCTTTAGCAGCATCTCTACTCTGCTTTATATAGTAATCGGCCTCTTTTAAAAGTAAGTCTCGATAGCTCTTCTTATCCATACCCATTCCCATAACAATCAATTCGTCATCATCAATATTATCAAATAATTCCTTATCACTCATCTTCTTCATCTCGTTACGTGATTTTATATTCCGATCAACCTCAGATTTCCACCACTTAGACTGAGCTTCTGTGTTTTTAAGATAATATTGTCTCTTTTTAGCATCTTTTCTTTGAGCCCTAGCACTATATGAACTCTTCTTACCTTCAGCAGTGAAACTGCCATCTGAGTTCTGATATCTTCTGACTCCCCATTTCTGGCCTTTTATGCCATGATGATAAAGTTCGTTTTTTTTGTATCAATTGTAGTCACCCCTTTATTCAAAAGCTTCAATGTTCCGTTTATATGCCACAAATGCATCAAGCATAGCAGCAACAGCATCTATCTTCTGTTCGTATCGTTTCTTATAGAGTTTTCTATTGCCATTGGTATCTGTTATTGTAATACAGTTACCCATAGTATAAGACATCAGTTCTTCATCGAATAATAGCATGCCATCCTCGGAGAGTTTCTTTATTTCACCTAAAGGAACCGATTCTGTTTTAGAACCCTGAATAACTTTCTCAATGCCAAATGGACCATTCTCACTTTGCCAACGTTCAACAAATTCTTTAGCATTATATGGATCAAATCCGAAGCATTCAACATTATAATTACATTCCATTATATGTTTATCAAGATCGTCGTAAACATCCATCATGTTTAGTATAGTCCCAGACATAACAATCAGACTCCCTTCTTCTAAGAAATGATCATACTTATCACGCATAGCAGGTGGTAATTTCATAAGTGTTCTCTCGGTTATGTAATTCCTTGTTTTTACTCCAAAACGACCATTCTGTAATGGGAATAAAAATGTAAATGCACAGAAATCATCACCCTGAGATAAATCGGCACCAAGGGAACAAGACATATTCCAATAATCACGCTTTCTATCTTGGCATAGCGTCTCTTCATACGTGAAATAATATGTATAACCTTCCATAGGAATCCCAAAACGTTTAGCTAAAATATCGTTTCGTACAGCTGGAGCATGTTCTGCTCGTTCAACATCAAGTTGATAAGTTTCATAGCTAACAGTCTTACCTAGATTAGGATTAGCTTTTAACCACATATCTGGATTAGCTACCTCTTCTACAGAATCAAGCTTGTACCACCAAATAGATGTATGAGGTGCTGAATATTCGCCTCTTAGAATCTTTGTTAATTCCATTTTGATTGTATCACCGCTACCATTACGTACAGTTCCTTCTGAACTTATAGCTACAATCAAATAATCCTCATTCTTAGAAGCACCTTGCTCTAGACAACCAACGACATCTTCACGTATATCTCCAGAAAGCCATTCATCAACAGTGTTTATACGGCTATTCAATCCCTGGAGTTTATCAATACTCATAGGTCTGATCTCAAGTAAAGATCCAGTTAAAAAATTCTCAATACCTTTCTTTGTGGAAGCTAATTTAGCCCTATTAGCTTTTGATCCGCTTGTATTTTGTAGGGATCCTTCGGTAAGAAATTTAAACAGTGGTCCTCTATTTCTCATTATTGAAGTTCGAATAGGAGATAGGACTTCTTCTGCTTGTTTCATTGTTGGAGCAGTCGTCACTTGATGTGTTGTTGACGTATCAACATTTAAGAAAAAGCTTTGAATAGTTGATGCATACATGGATTTAGCAGCTCCTCTTGCTACTATTAAGTACTGTTTATTGATGAGTCTCTTACGAATTGTCTTGGTAACATATCGACCACCATGACCATCTTCTGACGGTTCATAAATGCTACGCTCTATGTAATAATACCATCCAAATATTTCTTCAGCCCATAATTTAAATGAGTCTAGAAGTTTAAGATTTTCTCCATTAGTCAATGTCAACTCATTTTCGCAATACTTTATATATCCATTTATTGCATTCTCATCATACCAAATGTTAGGATCTCTAATTAATGCATCTATTCGATTCATTTCCATAGAAACTTCTTCATTAACTGGTATGATGCCATTTATTACGGCATCTCTAAACTCACCGTAATACCTTGGTGTAGCAGTATTAGACAATGCCATAATTTTATCACATCCTTAATTAAATTCTGATTTCATCTGCTCCAATGCATCGCTATTTGATTTTGCTAAATCATTCCATTTTGTCATTTCGTATTTTTTAACAAGTTCAGTGGCTTTCTGATAATTCTTATTCTGTTTTCTAAACTCGTTTACTGACATGCTAAGATTTTTAGATAACTCTTTGTTGAACATATTCATATAATCTTCATCATATCCGGATCGTTTAGCATAATCTTTTCCGTATTTTTTCTCTTGTGATTTATTAAATTGATCTATCATTCCGTTATTCATCTTATTTGCTGATTTATTATAAGCCTTTAAATATAGACTTTGATAGGATCTTGAAAGATCTCGATCGCCTCTTGTCTGTGCTTTCTTATACTTCTTTGAGATCTTCTTACCTTCAGCAGTGAGACTGCCGTCTGAGTTCTGATATCTTCTGACTCCCCATTTCTGGCCTTTTATGCCGTGATGATAGAGTTCGTTTTTTTTTTTTGTATCCATTGTGATCACCCTCTCTTCCATGGACAAGTATCATTCTTGACTCTGCATATTGGATCTGTAATTAATAAACTCTCATCGCCGTAATGTATGGCATCATGTGTATTCTTTACCGTTGTTATTAAATACTCCGGATCCAATAAAAACTTACTACGATTTAAAATATCGTTTTGCGTTATTGGGTTCATATGATGAATCAGAATTCGTCCTCTTATTTCATAACCATCAAGACCAAGATCACATCCGTTATCTCTAACAATAACGTAATCTCGTATTGATCTCCATTCCTTAGATTTATAGAACATTTGATTTAAATATCGATCAAACCCAAAAGTATCTTCTCCTACTTTACCTCTTATTTTTAAATATCGGTAACGTTCTATAAATGTTGGTATTTGCATAAGTTCTGAATATGATCTAATAATCATCTTGATCTCCATACCCCGCATAATCTCGCATAGCATTGATAGCTTCTTGATAAAGTTCCTCAATGTGTTTCATTGATTGAAGATTTTCTGTTTTTGCCCTTAGCAGTTTGTTTTCTTCCATCAATTTTTCTTTTTCTAGTCTCTCTTTTGTAGAACCCATCTTTAGATAATGTGTAATGACCTGTGAAGAGGCAGTTCCTTCCATCAATTGTCTCTCCGCTAGATCAACAGCTAAAGATATAAGCTGATTCTCTCTAGCTTCTGGGCTTAAAGCTGGTCGCATACGACGTAATTCTTTCTTAGTCCCAGTAGTTTTACTTTGTTTACCCATACTTACTGCCTCCTTTCTAACAGTTTTAGGGTGCTTTCGGATAACATTTATAGAGATATACAGAGCCTAATCAGAATATAAGGAAGCTTTTTCTATCTCTTTGAAAGGAGTTAAAAAGAGGATTTTTTCACAACGGTTT